CAAGGTCAAACGGATCCCTAATCAGTACCCACTCGTAATAAGCCCCGGCGTCGAGCGTGAGCGATGCCGGTGCTTCGTAGTGGTCCACGCCTAATCGCAGGCTGCCGGCCGTGATTTGCAGCTGCGTTCCAGCGGCATCGGCGCGCACGTACACGCCGAAGCGTGAGTTGACTTCGCTCGACACGGGCGCGGTAACCCCTTGCGGTCCCGGCCCAGTTGCGTTCGCCCATTCGCCGACCCACGGTGACGAACTGTCGCGCGCCACAACCAGCCCGCCGCCGCCGCCGCCGCCTTGAACCCAGGCATACGGCCCGGTGCCGGACCCTGCCATATCCGTAAGGACCCACTCTGCATACGTGGGCCCTGCTAAGTGGCGTGGCGTTGCCGAGTCAGTGCTAGATGCGCCGTGGATCAAGCCGTAACCGTCAGGCGGCACGACATCGATTCCGAGCGGCGCATATACGCCGACACGCGCCCCAACCTCGGTCGTCACCGGCAGCGTAATCAGCGGCCATGACGCCGGGTCCGCTATCACGTACTCGCCGACTGCCGGATCGCCGACTAGACCGGGGTGCGGCATGAGCCCGCCGCTACCCGCACCGGGGATTGGTGGATAGAGAGGCATGTTATGCAACCTCCGTCACTAGAGCGGCACCCACTGCCGAGGCCCATGCACCGGTAATGAGGCCGGTGTAGCCGTACGGCGTTTCATAGTAAGAGCCCGGTACCATGAGGCATGTGTAGCTCGAGCTCGAAGCAGCGCTGCCGAGCTTGAGATACAGCGGCGATGTTGAGTCGTTCTGGATTGTCGATCCCCTGCGCAGTGCATTGCTCGCGAGCAGCGTAACGGGCGTGATGGCGGCGGCGACGCTGGCAACGGTTGCCGTAGCTGGTGCACCTGGCGATGCTGGGAAATTCGAGACCGTGACCGAGCCGTCGATCGCCACTGCGCCGGACGGCGCGACCTTGACGTCGACGTACCCGCCGCCGCCCTGAGTCGTGCGGCCCGTGATCACCGATTTGACGATCGACGCGTCGGATTCGGGGTGAGTCACATCGGAGATGCGAATAGTCCCGGTGCGCACCACCGTGTAATGCAGGATGGTCTGTATGTGGAACGTAGTCTGTGCCGTGCCGCCGTTCGTGAACACGACGCGGAAATACGCCGCTCGCGGTCCGACCGTATACGAGCCCGGGAGGCTCGGTAGCAGCGTAAAGGCGAGCGTCTCACTCCAGAGAACGCCGTCTGTTGACCACTGCATTTTCAGCCCGTCAGTGGCTGACCCCACGTTAGCAAACGCGTGCACGCCGATCGCTGCGTAGTCTTGCACGAACACCGCGGCGCCCGTGAAGGTGCCGTTAGCAGCAAGCGGCGTGTCGGTGCTGTTGCCAGCATCTGCTACGGACGGCACAGAGATCCGCAACGGCACGCCGCCGTCTGAGATCTTCACCCGGCCATCGGCTTCCGTCGCGACAAATTGGGCGTGGTTGGTGCCGTCCACACCCGCGATGAGCTCGGCCGCTTCGGTGCCGGTGAGCAACGCGCCGTCGGTGACCGCGGTCGTCGACATGCCGGGCGGTAGGTCTATCTGCTTGAGTTTGATAGTCATGGCGTGGCCAGTGTTAGGAATGCGACGACGTCGCCGGCGTCGAGGTTGAACGCGAGCCCGCTGCCTTGGTAAAGCAGGTCACCCGCGTCGAGGCTGGCGATCGGCTTGGCCGTTGCGCCGGCGTCGACCGAGAAATAGAAGTCGCTGGCGCGTGATGCATCGCCGAGCGTGTACGCAACGCCGTTGACGAACACATGCAAATAGCCGTCCGCATTCGGCGTGACGGCCAAGGGTGTTGCGCACGCCAGCATGTGCGGAGCGGTGGTGATGGACGCTGGCATAGCTTTGTTGGACAAGGGTATCGCCACGCTGGCACCCGATCCTGGCTCACCTTGCGGCCCCTGCGGCCCCTGCGGCCCGACAGGACCTGCGGCTCCGTCCGCACCCGCGGGCCCGGTCGGACCTGCGGGCCCCGGCGATCCGGCAGGTGACACAATGACAGTCAGCTCGCAAAACTCATCTGTCGACATGGCATCACCTCACGCCGGAAACCAGCTGCCGTATGGATATTCGCGGATGTAATCGATCTCGACCCACGCAAACGTCGCGGCGACCGTGAGGATTTCGAAGCCGGCACGCGTCGGCGTTAGAGGTGCAAACCCACCACCGTCGACGCGCAGGATGCGCTGCGTGTGTGGATTGATCACCGCGCTACCCCACCGCGAATCAGAGGGGCGCCAATCCTGCACAAACACGTAAGCACCGTCGTCAACGCCCGGCACAACCGTGCTGAGCGTGGTCGGCGTCAGGTCGAGATACTTGTACGACCGGCAGCGGTTGCCCCACAAATAGCCGTAGCTCAGCGCGACCGTCGTCGGGTCGTGCGCTCCAGCGACGTTTGTCAGCTGCATCTGAATCACTTGCGACGTGTTCATGCGCGGGTCGGTGAAGCGCGCAGCGATCTGCGTCTGCGGCGCTGACAGCGCTTTTGTTAGCCGCATGCCGCTCGTCGACTGGATTCGAATCACCCCATTGACGAGCGTCGAGTTGTATTCGGTCGGGCCCAGCACGGGCGCCGCCGTCGTGACCTCGCCCTTGCGCGTGAGCAGCTCGCCGGTGCCGTTGTGCAGAGCCGTCCATCCGCGATCGCCGAGCACCGGCGAGCCGGCGTCAAACTCGTCATTTAGTGCGGCAGCCACCAGCGGCGGCGTCAAGTAGGGCGCGAGCACGGTCGCTGCGCCGCCAGCTCCAGGAGGACCCGCGGGCCCGACCGGACCCGCGGGGCCGACGGGCCCGGGGCTGCCTGCGGGCTGCGCGGTGACGGTGACTGTGCATCTCTGGGTTGCCATGTTGAGCCCTCACGGTGTGAGTAACGCGAGGTCGCCGTGCGCGAATAGCAGCCGCTCCGGTGCGGTCGAGTGCGCGAGCCATACGTCCCAATGCCACGTCGCAGGCTTGCCCGTAGGCGCGAGCGTCGACGTGTCTGCGGGCAAGAGCGTGAGCAGTACGAAGGTGCCCTCGACAACGACCGCCCACCCGGGGATTTGCGGCACAGCGCTGTGCGTGGGCGAGAACGGCGCTGTCACCGTGTACGGCGCGAGGTCGAACGGCGTGCCGTCCGAATGCACAGCGCTCAGTCGCAGACCGACCGACGCCCCGATCGCGACGCGGATTTGCACGGCGGCCGGCACGAGATTGATTTGAGCCGGCAGGGCTCCAGCGCAGCTCATAGCGGCACCTCGTCGTGGCTGGTGTTGTAGGGCGTAAGCAGGATGCGCGGGATGCGATAGGGGTGCACCGGTTGGTCGCCGACGGCGCGCAGGTCAGACCAGTCGAGCGTTGCGCCGCGACCGTCTTCGCCGAGCCACACGCGCGCGCGTGCGCTCTCCGCCGCGAAGCGGTGCCCGAAGGTCGACTTGATGGTGCCGTCGCCGCCTAAGTGATCGCAGATATTTGGGACCGGCACGAAGACGTCGAGCTCGTTGGCGAGCGTAAACGCTCGCAAGCGCTCGTCGTCCCATGTGCCCCACAGGTCGCCGAAGAGATGCTCGCGGTCGCACACCCAGTCGAGCGCTCGGTCGCCGAGCTCGCGCGGCAGCACGAGCAGTTGAACGAACTGCAGTCGCCGGGTGCTTGCCCATCGCAAGCCTTGCGCGTGCGCGATCTCGACCTGGTCGCGCGGCAGCCAGCCAGCGATCGGCGAGTGCGGCCGCGCAGCGACGAGCGTCTCGAGCGTCGCGCGTAGGTCAGAGCACACGGCGATGTCGTCGGCGAGGATCGCGATGTGCGTCGCGCGCGGTTGGGCTAGCGCGCACGCGACCCAAGTCGCTTTCCACGCCGGCCAGCAACCTCGCCGGTTGATGTCGACGTGCACGCGAACCTCGCCGCCGACGCGCTCGACGAGTCGCCGGCAATGCTCCGCGCGTTCCGGCACTGTCATGATGCCAAGCGCTAGCATTGGAACGCTATCTCGAGTCCGCTCTCGTGCGTCGACTGCGCGCCCCACCAGACGACCGCAACGTTAGAGGCCCAAATAATCCACGCGAGATAGTGCACGCCGATGGGCGACTGCAGGGAGTATTGACCGTTGGCCGTGACTGCGTCATTGACGCTGGTCGAAAGCACGCGCGTGCGAGTGCCGCTCGGCGTGCCGACGGTGTCGAAGCCGATGCCTGTTACGGCTGCGAAGGTCTTCGTCTGCACGGCGGCATAGGCTTGCGCACGGGTCCAGGTGCCCGGCACGCCCTGCACGAATTCGAAGCGCGAGGACGAGCCATTCGCGCCGACCCAGGTGTTGGCCGTCGGGTGCGTGAATGTCTCCGGCGTCCAGCTGCGCGCGTATCTAAACGCTGCTGTGACCTGGTTGTCGATGTTCCAAAGGTCACACTTGGCCGGTGTCGTATCGTTGCCGACCGTCTGCATGTGATAGGTCGTCGCGCTGCGCGGGCTGCATGTACCGAGGTAGCGCGACGCGGGTGCGCCAGACTTGGTCAAAACGCCGTTGACGCGGGTTATTGCGGTCGCGCGTGCTGTCGGCAGTGTCCAGTTGACGAACTCCACGGCGACGCCGGCGGCCGTTCCGTCGGTGGGTGCAGGTGCTGACAGTGAGATGAATACGTCGAACGGCGTGCCCGTCGTGCGGCCTGACAGCGTCTGTCCGAAACCGTTGACCGAGCACAAGCGCCAGCCTGAGACCGTAGTGTCGTAGAGCGCGATCCTGTCGCTCTTGACCGGGGCGAGGTAGATGATTGAAAAGGCGCCATCGGCGACCGGCGAGTCGTCAGCCGTCGGCGACAAGCGAAAGCCGTTTGTACTCGGGTCGACGTCAGGCGGCACCCACCATGCTTGACTCGTGCTTTTGCCCGTCAGAACGGATCCGGCAACAGGCCCTGTGCCGGTGAAGTCGATTCGACCGCTGGCGCTTAACACCGACTCGGCCGCTAGCCCATAGGCCGTGTCGACTTTCCAATAGGGGCTGTCTGGGTTGTAGCTCGTGTAACTGCGGCCGCAGACCCATGTCGTCGCAGAGCCGGAGATAACCGAGTAACTGATCGAGGTGCCCGGCGAGCCGCCAGAGGCACCGCTCGTCGCATAAGGCGAGTCTATTTTGCTCGGCGAGCTCGGTGTGATGGTGAGCGAGATGGTAGCGCCGGCGTTGACGCCGAACCGCACGCCGCGCAACACCTGCTCGGACCCAGGCGGCGATACGAGTGTGAGGCTAACAGTGGAGCCGAGCATGTCGAGCTCGTAGAGCCAGCCGGGATAAACCGTTGTCGGCGGCGTGGTGTCGCGCGGCCACAACTGCAGCTCGCCGGGAATCTCGATGAACAGGCCGCTGGTGGTCGAGCCGGGTCGAAATTCGCGATTGCAGTACGCATAGCCAGCCGAGCCAGTGCGCACGATCATTTGCGAGCCGCTGACCGTCGCGGTGTAGGCGCCGGAGTAGGCGAGGTCGAGCTGATAGGGCGTGCCGGCGGTGCCGGGTGCGATGACTTCGTATACGCCGCAGTTGGCCGCGGCTTCGAAGAGCACGACGACAAGGTCGCCGGCGACAACGGCGACGCCGTCGACGCTGAGGGCGCCGTTGGCCGTCGCGGTGAGACGCGGCCGGTTGGTCGAGATGGTGGTCGCCGTGTAGGCCGGCAGCGTGGTTGCAGTGGCGAGCCGCGCGTCGAAGTAGCTTCGAGCCCGCAGCGCGTCCAGCCGCGCTTTATCGGCGGCCGATTGGAAGCCGGCAGTGCTGGCCGTAGCGACCGCATGCAGCGTGCCGCCGCCGCGTGTGCCGTGCTGCGCATCGGTGGCAAGGGCGGCGTTTTGCTGCGCCCATATTTGCGGCGTAGTCCCTACGGTGATCGGACCCGTCGTGGTGAGCTGCCACCGCTGACCCGCATGGGTTCCCTCTGCCACATAGACAACGGACCCAGTCACCAGCTCGCCAGCGGAATCAGATTCCGTCGCCCGCAACCAAGTTCCATCCGAGCCGGTGCCGACAACGGTTACGTGGTAGATGCCGTTTCGCCACTCGATCGAAGCCGATGCATCTTTGAATAAGATGCGGTCGCCGACTGCCAACGCTATGCCGTCGACGACGTTCGGCTGCATGCCCGGCACTTGGATATTTGGGATGTTCGTAACAGACGCCACGCGCACCGCTGTCTTGAAGCTGGCGGATAGGCCATCAAGACGCGTTTTGTCGGCGGCCGATTGGAAGCCATCAGCTGCGCCGGTGGCAAGTCCCGGCATCGCGTGCACGTGGTCGCTACGAACGAGCGTAACCGCAGCGCCCGGCGCATTCGCTGCACCCACCGTGAGCGCTACCGGCGTCGCCGTGGCGGGGATCGCGTGCACGTGGTCTGACAGCGCGAGCGTTGCAGCGCTGCCGGCAGCATTGGAGCCCGCGAGCGTAAGCGCAACGGGCGTGCCGCTCGAGACAAGGTGCGTGTGATCCTGGCGCGCAGCGGTCGTGCCGCCGCCGACGGCTGCGGCAGCGTTGCCGACTGCCGGGCTCGTGACAGTCGCGAGCGGCGTGTTAGTGGCGCCCGACGCGAGCGAGTCGAGCTTGATTTTGTCGACGCCCGTGAGAAAGCCAGACGCTCCGCCGGCAATGGCTGCTGCGTGCAACGTGCCGCCGCCGCGCGCGCCGTGCTGCGCGTCGGTCGCAATCACGCCGAGCTGCACGCTGTCGGCGGCGACCACAATCGAGCCGTCGGCGTGCGCAACGACGTCAAGCTGGTTGCCCGTCTTCGTCAGACCGGCGCCGGCGATGATTTGGCCGGCGCCGGAAACCTGTGTGAACGCGAGGGGGGTCGTACCAAGCACGATCGGGTCGTTGGTGGTGAGGGCCCATCCGCTGTCTGAGTTGGCGGTGCCCTCGGTAACAAACACATACATGCCAGAGTTGACCTCTGCCGAGCTGTCAGCGTCGGTCGAGCGGGCCCAAGCGCCGGCAGCGGTCGTGTATATGCCGTTTGCACTGCCTGCGGTCTGCGCGGTAAGCAGCACGCGGTCGCCGGCCGATGTCGTGACGCCATCGATGGCGACGGCGCCAGTGAGCGCGGCGACGTTGGTGGTCGCAACGAGACGCACGGACGCCTTGGTATCGAGTCCTAGGGCGACGGCGTCCACATAGGCTTTTGTCGCGGCATCCTGTGCGGCGGTCGGGTCGGCGACGCTGGTTAGACGCTGAGCATTGAAGCCGACGTTGGAGCTCGCCGCAGCGAGCGCCGTCTGCACGCGCGCAAACGAGGTGACCTGCGCGCCAGTCTCGACGCCGTCGAGCTTGAGCTTGTCGACGGCCGATGCGAACCCATCTGCCGCGGTCGTGACGAGCCCCGGCATGGCGTGCGTGTGATCGCTGCGCGCGACCGTCGTCGCCGAGCCTTGCGCGTTCGCGCCGCCGATGGTGAGCGCGACGGGCGTGCCGACGCTCACGGTGTGCTTATGGTCGTGTCGCGCAGCGGTCGTGCCGACGCCGACCGCGGCCGCCGCATTGTCGACGGCGACCGGCGCCGTCCCAGTGAGCGCCGCGGCGCCGGTTGCCAAGCCGTCGAGCTTGAGCTTGTCGGCCGCCGATGCAAACCCATCTGCCGCGGTCGTGACGAGCCCCGGCATGGCGTGCGCATGGTCGCTGCGCGCGAGCGACGTCGCCGAGCCGGTGCTCTGCGCTCCGCCGACGGCAAGCGCGGACGGTGCGGCCGTCGACACACTGTGCACGTGGTCGCCCTTGGCCGCTGCCGTCTCGACGCCGACGGCGGCGGTCGTGACAGTGATTTGCGTCGGCGCGTTGGTGGTGAGTGCAGCGGCGCCCGATGCGATCGCGTCGAGCTTGGTTTTATCGAGTGCCGACTGGAATCCAGCAACGCTCGGCGTCGCTGCGGCGTGCAGCGTGCCGTCGGTCTGCGCGCCGTGCGCATGCACGTGGTCGCTTCGAGCGGCCGTCGTGCCGACGCCGACCGAGCCCGTAAACGCAACGGCTGCCGGCGTCGAGCTCGAGAGCGCCGCGGCGCCGCTGGCGATGCCGTCGAGCTTGGTTTTATCGAGTGCCGATTGGAATCCAGCAACACTCGTTGTCGCAGCTGCGTGCAGCGTGCCGTCGGTCTGCGCGCCGTGCGCATGCACGTGGTCGCTTCGAGCGGCCGTCGTGCCGACGCCGACCGCGGCTGCCGTGCCGACGTTCGCCGGCGCCGAGCTCGAGAGCGCAGCGGCGCCGCTGGCGATGCCGTCGAGCTTGGTTTTATCGAGTGCCGATTGGAACCCGGCAACGCTCGGCGTCGCAGCGGCATGCTGCGGGCCGCCGCCACGCGTCCCGTGCTGCGCATCGGTCGCGAGCGTGCCGACCTGCACGGCGTCTGCAGACACGACTATCGAGCCGTCAGCGTGCGCGACTACGTCGAGCGAGTTAACGGTCTTCGTAAGCCCGGCGCCGGCGATTAGCTGCGCGGAGCCAGTAAACCGCGTGAACGTAAGCGCCGACGTGCCGAGCAAGATCGGCGCATCGGTCGAGAGTATCCACCCGCTGTCCGCGAAGGCGGTGCCGGCGGTGATGAATATCACCATGCCCGGCAGGAGCTCTTCGCTTGAGTCTGCGTCGCTGCTGCGCAGCCACGCGCCGGCGTCGTTGGCGATGTAGATGCCGTTGTCGACTGGCGACGCTTGCGCCGTGAGCAGCACGCGGTCGCCGTTCACGGTGGCGACCGAGTCGACTACTTGCGTATTCGACGCAGTGATCGGAATCGTTGCAACGAGTCGGCACGGCGTGCGTGTGCCGGCGCGGTTGACGGCCGCGATGACGCTCGAGAGCGGCACGGCGTCGCCTGGTAGCAGTGGGACGCCGACGTTATGGATGATGTGCCCGGCGGCATTCTGGTCGCCGGTAAAGGGTATCGTCCCGTCGGCGCGAAGCAGGTTGTCGCTAAGGGAGGGAGCGAGCTTCTCTTCGGTGATGCTGCCGTCGGGTATTACGCCGCCGCCGCCGCCGCCGACGCCGCCTTCGATGGCTTCGACCATCTGTCGGTGAAAGTCGACGAGAGGGCGGTTGGTAGAGCCCTCATTCATCTCCGTCAACTCGACCGACGGCACGGTCGGCACGAGCGTCGCGTTCGGGTCGTATCTCTCGGCGAGCCCGGGGTAGTCGATGTGGTAGCCCGGCGAGCGAATCGAGATGCGCCGCGTGACAGATGACACCACCTGGCCGCTCGCGGTGGCCGTGACGCGCACACGGAACGGACCCCAACACCCGATATCAAACTCGAGCGTCCACGTCTCCGGCGCGAGCTGCGTGAGTAGGGGGTTACTGTTGGGCGGCTCGTCGAGCAGCACGACGTCGACGAGCGCACCGGTCGGGATGTTGCCGACCGTGATCGTCACGGTGTGCGCGCGCGTCGCGGCGACAGCTCCGGTGCTCTTGATGTCGGTGCGGCCGCGGTCGACGCTGCCGGCCGGGATGCCTGCGTCTACTTGGTCGAACGTGAGTGTGATTGCCATATCTACACCACACCGACGAGCTGGCCGCCGGTCGTTTGCGCGATGTCCGCGAAGCCTTGCTGCACGTTGATATCCGGAGTGACAGCGGCGCCGCCGAGCGTGAACTGCTCGCCCAGGTCGGCCGCGGAGAAGATAACGTCGATGCGCACGCCCGCGGCTTTCGCCTCCTGAAATACCTGGCGAAGCTGCACGCCCGTGGTTGCGAACGTGAGGCCGAGCAGCTCGAGCTTGAACGCCCCGGGGAAGTATTCCTCGAGCAGGATGGTGCCGCCCGGCGGCATGATGGCGCGAGCGATTCCGAGAATGTCGGGCGGTCTACCGCTCGACTTGTTGAGCATGATGCGCGCCGATATCCAGAGTTTGTAGGTGAAGTCGTCGCGGCCGGCGCGCGGCTGTCCGATGAGCTCGCCGAGCATGTCGAGCGCGTCGCCCTCTGCGCCCGGCAGCATCGTTCCGACGAAGACATCGTAGATAGCGTCTTCGAGCTGCTGCACCTGCTCGAGGTAGGTGGCGAGCAGCGCGAGAAACTTCGGCGTGCGCAGGTCGTAGATAGGCAGCGCTTGCCCTTGGGTCACCACGTCAGGGTTGTGCGTGAGCGTCACGGGCCGACCCAGGTCGCGCCCGCGAAGGTCGCGACTTCGCGCGTGCCAACCAGCAAGACGTTGTCGGGCGAGGTCGGGATCGCATCGGGCGGCAGCGCCGGCGCGAGCGCGATGTCGAGCGTCACGTTGACGACGCCGAGCACTTCGGATGCGATGGCGAGCAGCCGCACGAGATACACCGGCTCGCCGATGCCGAAGTGCGCCGGGCTCGTCGGGTCGACGCTCGCTTGCTCGAGCGCCGCACGGATGCTGGCGGCGACGTAGCTCGCATCTGTGGTCGCGGCATAGGTGACGTTGACGATCTTTTCAGTCGGGCGTGAGAAGCGCACCGTGTGCGTCACGCCCTCGCTGTCGAGTATCGACACGCTCGTCGTGCCGTAGGTCTCGATGCCGGCCGGTTTGTTGCGCCAGATGGATTGCGCAATCACCTGGTCGTTGCCACCGGAGACGACGATCTCGAACGAGTGCGGCGGCAGCGAGTTGACGACGACGTCTGAGACGTTTTCGTAGCCCTTCGCGGTGAGCACGTTAGGCAGTAGGGCGACGTCGGCGACGATGCCGTCGAGCGTCGAGCCCTCGCTGGTCGCGCGCAGCTCGGCTTGCCGGATGCGATACTCTTCGTCGGTCTCGACGTCGCGCCCAGGGATCGCAGGTAGGGGGTTTGTGACGGCTGTCCAGCCAGACGCCGGGCTTTCGATCTTGGTGAGTGTGTTGGCACCGGCCGTGAGCTCGCCGGCCGTCTCGGCGGCGGCAGCGACGTCGACGCTTGTCGATGTGGTCGAGGTGAGTGCGTCTTCGAGTGTGACGAAGCGCACGCTAGGTCGCGTGGGGTCAGACACGACGCTGCCGCTCGGGACGAGCGTCGACGGCGCCATCGTGAGGTGTAGCGTGGCGAGCGCTTGCGTCGCCGGTAGACGCGGCACGCCGACGAGCGACCCGTTGGCGTCGGCCGCGATGCCTTCGGCGCTGACAGGGTCGTGTGCGTCGTAGACTTCGGCGATCGCTTCCCAGCACGCGGCGAGCTCGAGCGCGAATGCCATGTTGAGATTGGCGATCACGCCGGTGGCGCTGGTGTTGAGCGAGCCGTCGACGGTCGAGCGCTGGGCGGCTTGCAGCTCGGCGATGATCTCCGAGACGGTCTTGGCGACGAAGCCTTCCGGGGTGAGTCCGCTCACGGTGAACCCCCGTTGAAGCGCGCGGGCGCCACGGTGCCGGTGGGCGTGGCGGTGTCTGTGGGCTCGGTCGATGCGTCGAGCGTCACGAGCACGTCGCGGTAGACCGGCACGACCTCGCCGGCGGTCGTCGTGACGGTCGCCGAGATGTTGAGCGAGCGCTCCGCGCGGGCGAAGCCAATCTGCAGCCGGTCGACGCTGGCGACGCCGCCCGTCTCGCGCAGCACCTGCGTGAACACCGCGCGCACGACCTGGTCGGGAGGCCGGCGCTCAAAGAAGAGCGTGCGGTAGTCGATGCCGACGCGGGTATCGAGTGGCCACTCGCCCTTGAATAGGGCGACGCGCAGCTTGATGTCTTGGGCGACGGCGTCGGCCCCGTGGACGAGCGCAAGGTCGCCGCCAGCGATCACGATGTCCCCGTCGAGCGGGTCGAGCGCAAGGTCGGTCACGCCGGGCTGTACAGGCAGAGTCGACCGAAGCGCAAGAGCACCGGCGAATCGGTGCACCGGTGCACCGGTTGCTCGAGCAACTAGTCGCTGGCGACGACGGTCGACCCGACGCCGGTCGGCGTGGCCGGGATGGCTGCGACGGCGGTGTTGAAAGCTCCCGAGATAACCCCGCTCGGGTCGAGCGCGGCGATAGCCGTCTTGAGCGCTGTCACGAGCACGGTGAGGTCGGTCTGATTGGCGGTGAAGTTGCCATTGGTCTTCGAGGCGAGCGCGACCGCGTCGGTCGGCGCCGAGCTGCCTAGGTTGACCTTGCTCGCCGTGACGTAAATCGCCTTACCCGTATCAGAGCCGAGCCGCATGGCGGTCGACGACACGGGACTCAGGAGGTGTCCCAAGGGCGCCGGGCCGAGCGGTAGGGCGACGGCGCCGTCGAGCGTGTGTGTCCCCAAGTCGCCCGTCGAGATGGCGACCTGGCGGCTCTTAGACGCGGTAGCGAGCCATTGGTCGATAGAGCGCTCGGCGAAGACGAGCAAGACGAAGTCGCCGGCGGCGAGCGGCCATGTGATGGCGAAGCCGCCGCCCTGCGGGAACGCGATAGGCACGCGCGGGATGATGGGCAGGTCCTCTTCGACGAAGGGCGCAAACCCCTCTGCGTCGTCGGCCATCGCCAGCGCGTTGCGAAGACAAGGGCGCACGTCGGCGAGCTGGCCGCGGCCGCTCGCGTCGGTGTGCACTGCCACGATTTGCCCCGGCATCGCCGTGTGGGTGTCGAAGAGCGCCGACGCGATGGCCGCCTGCACTATCTCCGCCCAGTCGGGCGTTGCGAGCGTCACGCGTCGGGCGCGACTAAGGCGCTCGCGAGGTCGTCGGCCTCGAGGTCGGCTTCGGCGCTCGCCGGCGCCGGCACGGGCTGCAGGTCGCCAGTCGGGATGGCCGGCTCCGGCAGATCGAGCGTCGCGGTGATTTCTTCGGTGGGCGTTGGGTCGGTGCTCTGCATACGGGCGCGTAGCGGCAGAGTCGCGCCGAGCGCAAGGGGCTAGCGCTGCAGAGCGCTCAGCTCGAGCTCGGTGCCCCAATCGTTGCCGAGCCACTCGCCCTTGTACGTCACAGAGTCGATGCGATAGACGCCGTCGACGTAGCGCGTGTCGAGCTCGACCTGGCGGCCGGGATACAAGCCCGGCAGCATGAGCGTGCGAGCCTTCACTATCTGGTCTTTTCCGAGTTCTGGCGACTCAATCAAGCCGCTCTGCGGCGACAGCAGAATCGGCGGGTCCGGTAGCGCTGCCGCGCGCGTTGGCAGAAACTGCAGCTGGCCGTCTTGAATCGACCACGATAGCCCGCACGACCGCGTGATGCGGTCGAGCTGCTGGGCGGCGTCGCCGCTCGTCGTGATGCCCTTGCCGACGGCGGCTTGCCCTGTTTTCCAGTAGCGCGCATCGGCCGCGATGGTCGCTGCGTTGCCGGCGCCGACCTGCATAGCGGCGGCGATGTCTGTGATGATTTTGGCAAGGGGTGTGCCCTGGACGTAGTTGCGTTGGACGCGCGCGCTTTTCTTCTTTTTGCCGCCGTCGTCGCTCGTGATGGTGGTGGTCCACTGCGTGCCGTCGCGCGAGCTCCAGGCTTCCGAGAGGTCGCCGCGAAAGATGAGACTTAGTCCCGTGGGTGCATAGCCCGCTTCGAGCGACACGTAGACCTGGCGCATGGCGTGCAGCCGCTTGCGGGTGTCTTCGGAGAGGTTGTTGATCACGACGTCGCAGCGCCCGGACACCTTAGCGGACAGCGAGCGCTTGACGTGAAAGCTCACGTTCAGCTCGGTGATGGTCATGTCTTCGACCTGCAGCGAGTAGACGCGGTCGAAGAGTGCGTCGGCCGGCATGATGCTCTGGTCGGCCATGCGTCACCAAGTGTCGTCAGTGACGTAGTAGAGGCGATATCGGTCGCCCATCTCGGCGAGCGTCGGCTTGCCGCTCTCGTCGCGCAGGTCGAGAAACCAGAGGTCACCCGGCGGCAGCTTGGTGTTGTAGTGGTAGCGCTCGAGCAGCGGGTAGAGAGTGATCATGCGCACGCCGACAATCAACGGCACGCCGGCGGTGTCCGACACGCTCATGCGAAAGCACGCGCCGCGCTGGCTCCAAACGATGCGCAGCGAGTAGCTCGAGCCGCTGAGCTGCACGCGTTGGGTCGTGTCGACGTCGGGCGTCGTCGTGATGCGGATGCTTGCCATGCGTTAGGGAGCGGGCGCGACGCCGGTGAGTCTGTCTTTTAGGTCGTCAAACACTTGTTTGGCGCCACTCACCTTACGCTTGAGGTCGGGCGAGACTTCGCCGGGCTTGGTCGGCTGGGTGTTCTGTGTGCCCTTGGCCTTCGCCGGCGTGGCGCGGACCTGCGTAGGCAGTGGCGAGCCGTAGGTGACGCCGACGACATTGACCATCTGACATTGCGCCGTGAACATGAGCGCGTTGGCCGAGCTCGACGCGTCGCGCGTCACGGTGAGCTCAATCAAGACGGCGTTGTTGTAGACGCGGTATGCGGTGACGACCTGGACAGCCTTGCGCCGCGCGTAGGTGTCACGCAGCGCGGCCGCGACGGCGGCGACGCGGTCGAAGGAGCTGCCGACCGCGTTCGCGTCGCTCGGCCCGAACGGCGTGCTCGTGATGGTCGGCGCGACCACCATCTGCAGCGCTTGCATCGACATGTTGTTGCGGATGCCTTGGGGCTCCGTGACCGCCATCTGCAGCTTCTTTTTGGGCGTGCGCGGGTCGCTCGCGGCGCGCGAGAGGTCGTACACCTGGCCGACGAATGGCAGCACGCTCAACCAGCCCGCGACCGGCTCACCTTCGATCGGGTAGGTTTTGAACGTGTCGTGGGTCGTGAGAATGGCGCGGCCGTCTCGGTCGAGCAGCGGGTAGCTCGTGCTCATGAGCACGTCAGAGCCGGCGTGTGACTTCGGGGCTTCGATGGGCGTGTTAGTCACGATGCCCTCGATATGCAGCGTCTCAGGCTGCGTGCGCACGTGGTCGCTGATGTTGGGCCCGTCTTCGACCGGAAACTGCGTGCACTGCGCCGTCATGCCGTGACTCTCGCGCACGCTGCAGTCGATCCATATGCCATCGATTTGCATGTGCGTGACTTCGCGCGTGTTGTTGAACGGCATCGGGCTCGTCTCCTACGGCGCGGTGCGCTCAAGCTCTTGTTTGGTGCGGCGCATTTGGATGTCTGCCGCACGTTGCTGCTGGCGCGTGTAGTCGGACACGTTGGCGTTCGGCGGCAAGTAGTTGTTGATGGTGATGGAGCCCGGCGAGACGCTATTGATCGACGACGCCGGCGGCGGCAGCGGTGCCGTGACGGCGCCGCCGGTATAGGATGCGTATGGACTGGCGTACGCAAAGCCCGGCGTGCCGCGATTGGTCTCTGTGTCGGCCGAGAGTCGGCGTTGCTCTTCTGCAGCCGCTGCGGCTCGCTCGGCGAGCACCTTGGCGTGTACTTCGTCGGCGCGCTTCTTTCGCTCTTGCGCTGCGAGGTTTTCCGCGGCTTCGGCGAGTACGCGCGCGTTGTGGCGATCGGCGAGCGGCCCGCTCGTTGGCGAGCCGGCCTCTTCGTAGAGAATCTCATCCCATTTGTTCTTGAACTCACGCAGCGTGCCGCCGAACTCTTGAATGCGGCGACCCCATCGGTCGAAGAATCCCGACCAATCGAAGCTCTTGATAGACTCGATAAAGCGGTCGTAGACCTCGCGCGCGGCTTCGATCGCGTGCTTGAACTCGTCGAGCACCTTGTCCGACGCGCCCTCGCCGAACATCTTATTGAGTAGGTCGCCGAAGAGTGACTCGCCGCCCTCGAACCACGTGATCAACTCGTCGAGCACGCCAATGACGACGAGTATCGCCGCCGCCACGGCACCGATGGTGAGCAGCGCCGGCGCGAACGCGTAGAGCATGGCGACGCCGAGCACGACGAACGCCGCCTTGAGTATGTTGCTCGTCTGCGTGAGCTTGCCGAACTGCTTGATCGACGCGAGCACCCAACCGAGCATCTTGTTGGCGACGGGCAAGAGCTTTTTGCCGATGTCGGTGGCGAGGTCGCGAATCGAGTCGCCGAGCGCTTTCTGCTGGTTGGCGAAGCCGCCAGCGGTGCGGATCGCATCGCCTTGCGCTTTGGTCGTCTTGCTCAGAATGAAGCCGTACCGAAGCTCGGTCTTCTCCGCATTGGTCATTGCGGTGAGCTTCTTAGTGATCCCCTGCGTGTGCGCGTATTCGGCGAGCGTCGCGTCGTTCATGACGACGCCGAATTTCTTGAGCGGCTCGGCTTCGCCAGTGATGCCGCTCTTGAGCGCAGCGAGTGCGTCTTCGTCGCTGGCGTTGAAGAAACTGCCGAGATTGACGGCCAGCTCAGCGAACTGCTGCGACATCGCCTGCGCTTTGCCGGCGTCGCCCGTCATGGGCTCGAGCATGGCGCCGAGCGCCGCTGCGTTGGCCTCCATGGCGTACTTGGAACGCCCCATCGACTCGCCGACGGAGGCAGCCCAGGTGTGCACCTGCGACTCGCCTTCGGGTCCGAAGACCTCGCGCAGCACGTTGTTAGTCTCATCGGCCGAGCTGGCGAGCTCGGTCATGTGCGCGAGCGCGGAGACTACCGCGGCGCCGCCGATGTACTTGCCGAGCGTGGCGCCGATCGCGCTGCCGATGCCGCCGCCGTCTGTGACTTTCTTGGCGATTGACTTGGCGTTCGCGCGCGCACCATCCGCCGCGCCGTCGCCCATGGCCTGGCCTGACTTGAGGAATCGGCCCTTGGCGTCGCGCATCTTGCCGTCGACGCCTTCGAGGCCTTTCTTGACCTTGCTGAGTCCTTCGTCTGCTTTCTTAAACGCCTTCTCGTCGACCTGGAGGCCGAGCATGGCGACGAGCTCGCGTAAGACGACCGCGCTCACTGGCGATCCTTGATGGCGGCTGCTTGTCGGCGCTCTAGCTCGTCGTACATGTCTAACACCGCGTGTGCGTCGTACAGGTCGTCAAGAGTCCAGTCGTGGAATATCTCCGTTAGGCTTGCCCGGTAATGGGTGCTGGTTGCGATGCGGTGGATGTCCCAGTCGATGCCTGCGGGGATTGCGGCAGTAACGACATCAGCGTCTTGAGTCGCTCCGCGAACGTGTTCTTGTCGCTCGCGGTACCGGCGAAAAAACTCGAGAAGTTTGCCTCGAGCCCGAACGCAAACCACTGGAGCATGACGTCGTAGCGCCCAACAAAATGCTCTTCGAAGATGGCGTCGAGCTTGGGCGCGTGCTCCGCGTCGAGGTGCACGACGGTGAACCGCGCGAGCTCGTCGCTGATGGCCGCGAAGTCGGCCTCGGTAACGCGCTGCGACAGCTCGCGGATCGCATCCGATGCGCCGGACGCGAGCGACACAGTGATGTCGCCCTTCGCGTGCAACGTGCCCTCGATGAATCCGGCCGTGGCCGGGCCGAGCGAGCGCATGAGCCGCACGAGCATCGCACGGCCCTGCTTAGCGCCGAGCAGCGTCACCTCGTAGCGATGCCCTCCAATGACCTTCTCTTTGACCGCGCGTGTCGGCATGCGTTAGCGGCCCCCAAAGAACGATGTGCGGGCGTCCGCTAAATCGATTTTCCACTCGAAGACCTGCACAGTTTTTCCGAGCTTGATGGCCGGCGGCGCGACGATCCACGCGCGCGCGCTGGTGACGAGCAGTCTGCCGGCGAGGTCACGCGCCATGAACACGCCGCACGCTGCGCCGTTGAGCACGGCGATGTCGGCCGAGAGCATGGCGCTGAGACGGTCGTTGGCGTCGGCGGTCTGCGCATACTTGAGCGTAGCCGTCGCCGAGAAGTTGTTGGTCCGCGTGCGGGTGACCTCACCGTCGGCCCCCACATATTTCATGTACCAATCTTCCGTCCAATCGATAGTCAACACCTCGTCTTCCGCATAGCCGCCGCCGTCGAGAGGCACAGCGTTTAGGCTGAGGTTGAGCTCTTTGATGTTCCAGGCCTTAAATCCCATGATGCGCGCTCCTATGGCTCTTGATGGTGTGGGTCAGACCTGCACGAGCCCGACAACGCGGACCTGATGGATTGCACCGCTGAGGGCGTACGTGTAACGCATGTCCGGCAAGATGCGCTGCGTCTTGAGCGCCGGGTCGATGCTCGCGAGCGCCGGCGCAGTGACCGAGTAGGGCTGCTGTCCGTCGATGATTCCGAGGGCGATGCCGTCTAGAATCTGGCCGTTGATTTGGGAGCGCACGAGCTCGATGCCGCTCTCGGTGTACGGCACCACGTCGTTATTGCGCAGTAGCGAGATGATGCGGTCTTCGATGTTGACGTCGAACCAGTCGATCGCGACGGTTACGTCGAGATAGCGACCGCTCGCCGCCCAGCCCCACAGCGTGAAACCAAGCCCCTTGATGTTGACGTAGCAGTTGGCTTTCTTCGTCTTGAGCGCGAGCCGCTGCGACGTGTTCGGGCTCTGCATGGTGACCGCCGCGAGCCCTTTGTTCGCGAAGGTAATGGGCCCCGGGAGCTTCGGCAGAAGGGCACCGACGACAGCCGCGTCGAGATGCTCGGCGGGGTGTGGATGGTACCAAACCGACGCGCGCGTGAATGACTGCGACTGCAAGACGCTGGCGATGTCGGTCGTCGAAGACGTCGGGATGGCGCTGTCAGCGCTCGCGGCGAGGTAGATGGCTCGCTCGAGCTGCGCCCATGCTGCGGCGCTCTGGATGGCCTCCTGGCTCGGCGAGAGCATGACGAGCGCATACCAGTCGCCATCGGCTGCGCGGATGGCAGCCAAGTCGACAGCGGGCAAGACGGTCGGCGCCGGCGTGGTGTCGTCGAAGCTGAGGTTGCTCGAGACGTTTGAGATGGCGTGCGTCACGTTGGCAGTGTCGCTCGTCACGACGACGCTCGACGTACCGGTCGCGGTGACGTCGGTGATGGCGTTGATAGCCGTGATGAGCTGCAAGCACACCGCGTCGGCTGTGGTCGGCGGCGAGGCCGTGACGTCGACCGCGACGCCGTCGATGGTGATTGTGTAGTGTTGATTGGGCGCACTCGGCGCCGCCGGCGTGAGCGAGAATGTCTGCGTAAAGCTGCCGGTGAGTCGGCCGACCTTGTACGTGGGCGGGCTCGGCGACTGTGACTTGAGTTGCTTCGCCGCGCGGTAGAGCTCGCTGCTCTGCGGCACGTTGAATGGCGGCAGGGTGAGCTCGTCGGCCGTGCTGAAAGTGCGGACTAGCTCCGGCCAATAGGAGTGATTGACGGCAATGAGCGCAATGCCGAAGCCGAAGCGGGTGACGGTAGCGTCGGCGACTACGACTGTGTGTTGGATGACTTCGATCTCAGTGCCCATGCATCACCTATTTGTCGAACTGTCTTTCGGGGACCTGCACGACGTCGACGTCGCCGCCGAATGGCGTGTGCACGGTGCCGGCAACGCGCACGTGTTCGATCGTGCCGATAGTTTCCGGGACGAGCGCTTCGCCGCACTCACACATCGTGTCGAACGCGTAGGCCATTCGGAGGTCGAGGCTCGCGGCGGATTCCTTTCGGAAGTCGTGGAATCGCAGCAAGTCGACGAGCATGCCGGCGGGCTGCTCGAGCGAGATGCCGAGCTTGGCGAAGGTGTTGTACGTGCTCGGCAGCGCTAGGCTGTTTTGAACCCGCTCGAGGTAGCGGAACGCTCGGCCCCACGGGGTACCGTCGCGCGTCTGCACGAGAATGCTCAGCGTGATGGCGCGGCTGCCGATGATGCGCACGGCGGCGTCTTGGCCGTCGCCTTGCGACACATACCTAACTTCGTCGCTACCGGGAGGGTAGGGAGCGCCGAGCAGATTGAGACGCGCGAGCGGTCGCGGCAGCATGCCTTCGGGCTCGCCGGTCCACACGACGCTGTCGATCACAATCTGGGAAGTGCACGCGACCCATGTGCGCGTGACGTCGGCGAAGAGTTGCCAATCCACGCTACTTCGCCTCCAGTTCCCAGGTGATGGAGTTGAGCAGCGTGCTGTGTTCGACTAGCGGCGTCTCGATGCCGCCCTTTGCGGCAATCGTGGCTTTCTCTAGCGGCGGATGTATGTGCGCGAGGATGCGATCCTTGATGAGGTCGACGGCTTTTTCGCCGGTGAGGCCGAGCGCAGCCGCTTCGGTTAGTTCGCCGAGTAAGCAGCGCTGGCCGAGTGGCGCCATAAAGTCGACGAGGTCGCGCTCGTGCTCGTCGATGGCCGCACGGATAAAGCTGCGCTCCGGCACGCCCAGGCCAAACTCATGGATCGTGCCGAGCTCGACGTTAGTCAGGCCGTCGGCGCCGTGCGGCGCGTTGCCCTTCGCACCTTGAACGCCGACGAGCACAGAGGGGCCGTCGCCGAGCTTCGCGACAGCCTTGCCAAGCGCTTTCCATCCCTTGTCTTTATCGATGACCGGCATGTCAGAGCACCATGCCGAGCGGGTTGTAGCTACGGTCGATTTCCAAGCGGCGCCGCTCATAGATAGAGCGCGCGCCGTCGGGTTCTTTGCTCGGGTCGAGCCGCGCAAACTCGCCGGCGGGCGTGAGCACGAGCAGCTCGGCGGCGAGGTATTTGACGCGCATGTCGCGCGCCGTGTCGACGAGCACGGTGCCGGTGGGCGTGATGCCGTCCGGCTTCGCGATCGGCGTGGCGCCCGAATAGCTCGCCGCGGTGAGTGCTTCGGCGTCGTCGAGCTTAGCTTGGACGAGCGAGTATGCCGTGCGGGCAAACTCAGGAAACTCGACGAAGAGCTGCTCGACGGTGACCATGTGTTAGGCCTTCGAAGGTGGCTTCGGGTTTGACGCTCGCAAGGCTTCGGGCGGCGGCGGCTCCGGCACGGTGACGAGCAGCTCGCCGGTGTCGACGTACCACTTGAAAGGGCCCGCGAGCGTAGCGTTGACCCGCTCGAGGTCGGCCGCTGGGATCGTGACTATCGACAGCGGGTCGAGCTTAATCAGACCGCTGGCGCCCTGTATCCACAGGATGTGGGCTGAGTTGTTAGTGATGGTTGTGTCGGCCATGGGTGCTTTCCTGCGCGGTGTGAGTCGGTGTTAGGCGTGGCGCGGTTGGGCTAGATGCCGTCCATGTAGACGGCCGACAGCGGGTACTCCCAAGCGACGCCGCCGGCGCGCGCCCAGCTCTCGACGCTGAGAGCGAGGTTCTTTGCTTGCGGCGGCAGCTCTTTGGGCGGCTGCGTGAGCTCGAGGTGCACGTAACGCGGGTCGCGGCGATACCAGATGCCGCGCGAGCCGGTGCCGGCTGCGTCGGCCGTGGCGAGCGGCAGCCACCAATCGACCTGTCTTACGAAAGCGGTGCGCGCGAGGTAGACACGCAGGATCGTGTCTTCGGGGTCGGAGCCGGCGCCCGTGTAGAGCGGCGTGTTCTGTAGGTAGCGATACTCGCTCAGCGGAAATAGCGCCGTGTCGGGCGACTCGACGCCGTTCGTCGCGACAAGGATCGAATCCTCCGCGGCGATGAGGTCTTTCAACACGTCCTCCGGCGTCTTGGTGCCGGTTCCCCATGCCGACGTGGCTCCCACAACGGACGCGGCAATCACGGGCACGTTGGGGTGATTGACGAGCCCTTTGATGGTCGTACCGGGCTGTCCGATGGCGGCGATCTTCTCGAGACGCTGCTCGAAGCCGAGCCGCACCGCTTCGGCCTCTTTGTTCTGATAGTCGACGCCGGCCATTGCGGCGCGCTCGAGGTCGAGCACTGAGTAGTCGTAGCCGAGCGCGTAGGTCGCGATGTCGTACGACTGCTTCTTTGCCATCACGGCGACGCGGCGAATATCATCGGCGAAATTGGCCACGATTTCGGCCATGCCGGTCGAGTCCCACATGCGATAGGACCACGTCTCGGCACCTGGCGGCGCTTCGGAGCTCACCGGCACAAACTGGCGCCACTTGAGCGCGGGCTTGTGCGTCTCGCGCAAGCGCGCGGAGATAAACTCCAGGTCGCGACCGAAGAGCGCCGTTTCGTTGGCGTCGATGCGGTCGATGCCGTGGATGGATGCGCGCGTGTGCGCGATGGCGCGCACGACGTTCGCGAACTGCGTCGCGTCTAGACGCTTACCCAGCTGCGCGAGCTGCTCAGCGAGCGCGTGTGAGTCGAGCCGGTCGAGAATGTGATGGTTCATGGCTGTGACTTTCGGGCTTTCGGCGCTGTGGCTGGCGCTGGCGCGCTGCTAGAGGTTGATCTCGACGATGGCGACGCCGCCGGCGGCTGCGCCGACAATCACGTTGAGGTAGGGCGCGGCGACCGCGTTGCCGGCGTCTGCGTCGTTGCGGAGCTCGCCGAGCATGTTGCCGGCGCCGACGACCGCGAAGCGGACGAAGGGGCTCGTGTGCGCGACGAGTGCGGTCGCTGCGACGATTGCGATGCGCCCCTTGCGCATGACGGGCAAGCTCGAGCCGACCCGGTAGGGCGGCTCCGGGTAGGTATGGTCCCAGAGCGTGATGCCGGCGACGCCGAGCTGCGTCGTGACCTCGCCCGTGGTGGCTGGCGCGCGGACCGACTTGGGGTCGCGGGTGGCAGCCGTATCGAAGACGACGACGACTCCGACGTTAACGATCGCTGCCGACGCGAGCCCGGTGGCGATGGCGCTCGGCCAGTTTTCGATGCGCTGGCCGTGCACGCCGATCACGGGATTGACGGGATAGGTGAGTTGCATGGTTCGGGTTTCCCTTCGTATGTGGTCGGTGTGGTGGGCCTACTCGGAGCGCGAGCTCGCGAGCTTCGAGCGCCATGGCGGCGTCTGGTATTCGCGCTTGGGCGGCTCTCTGCCGTCGTTGCGACGACCCGCTAAAATCGCGTGCACATCGGTGTCGTCGCCGCTGTCGACGTGGTGCGTCTGGTCGTTGCCGCGGTTGTGGGTCTGCTTGTTGTCAGCGAGCCACTTGTCGACGGTCATGTCGAAGAGCGCGTCGACGTAGCTGTCGGAGCGTTCCGAGAGCAGCTTGCCGCCGGCTTTCATCTTTTCGAGGGCGAGCTCTTTGATCTCGCGCGGGCTCTTGCCGTCGAGCTTCGCGTCGCGGCCTAGCACTGGGCGAGCGCGGTCGAGCAGGTCGAGCCGCTCGCGCAGCGCCGTGTCGAAGCGCTTCGGGTCGGCCGCTTGCGCGAGCTGCGTCTTCGTCGCGTCGAGCTCGGCGTGCTGCGTGTCGAAGCGCTTCTGCAGCTCGACGAGCTTCGCCGCGGCATCTCGCACCGCGGTGTCGCGCGCGTCGAGTGTGCGTTGCATGACTTGCGCGGCAGTCGGCGAGACTTGCGCTTCGATTCCGTCGATACGGATGGTGACCAGATCCATGTTGCTATCCCTCTTGAGCTCGTCCGTGAGCACTGCTCGCGCGGCACCTTCGCCGAGCGCAAAGTCGTCAGGCGTCTTGCTGTCGAGTCGCAGCGCGACTTCGGCGCCAGCGCGGCCCCAGTTGCGCGGACCGATCCCAACGTGGTTGTAGATGATGTTTTTTTGCTCGGCGTCG